ACAGTTTGCCCTGGTAAGCTTCCTCACCACGAGCTTGTCGTTCTGCATGCAAAACCTGTGCGTCAGACATTGCAATTTTTGCCTTTTGCTTGTTAGCGTAAATTTTACTTCCAGCGTTTATCGCTAACTTAATAGCACTAAACCACATACTAGTACCAACTTACTTTAGACTTTTTCGAAGCTAGCATTCTTCTCTGTCCGCCAACTTTGTTTACAGTCGGTTGACCAAGAGGAATTTTAACTTCTACTTCTTTTCCATAACCATCGCTATTGACATTAAGTGTATTTGACATATCCGCTTTAGGCGTGTCAGATACAACCTTACCAACATAGTTAGGGTTGTTTTTAGTAAAAAAAGTTTTTCCTTTTCCCATAGTTTTCTCCTTATTAGTTTGTATACTATCTTCTAGGCCCTTTCAAGATCTTAACGTCTTCTTGTTTAATCATGTCGTTAAGTAGTTTAGCATCTTGTGACATAGCCTGTTTCTGCAAAGATGTATCAGCTCTTAGTTGAGCTAATTCCTCATTTTGAGCTAATTTCTCGTCAAACTGTTCTTGGCCCATTAATTGTTTAGATTTGTCTAAATCAATCTTTTCTTGGCCTTGTTCACGCTTAGATTCGTCATCCATAGCTCTTAAATCTAGTTCTCTTGCTTTTAATTTAGCAATTGGGTCATTTCCAAACTCGCCCATGATTTTATTCTCTTCATTTTTGAATTCTTCGGTCATTTCAGCAATTAATTTCGCTTTTCTTGCTTCTAATTGCATAGACATAGTAATAATTTGTTGTTGAACCTGTGGATCTTGCTGCAACATTGGATTTTGTTGTACCATTTGTTGCATTTGCATTAATTTTTGAATTTCGTCTCTAAATTCTACTTCTAATTGCTCTTGAGCCATCAAAGAAATGTGTTCAAAAATGTTTTTTTCTAATGCAGCCATAACTGGAGGTGAATTTCGTGCAATATTAGTCGCCATAAAGTTTAAATGGGTAGTAATGTGCGCTTGATGGTCTTGTCCTTTGAAAGCTTGGAAAGGTTTTCCACTCATTGCTAAAATATTTTCAGTTGCCGGGTCCATTGGAGTCGGTTGAGGCGGTGGTGGTAAAATTTTATCAATATTTTTTACACCAATTGCATTATACATTGCTCTATACGCTTCATAAAGGTTGTGCATTTTAGGATTTGACATTGCAAGTTGCAATTCTGTTTGTGCCATTGAAATTCTTTGTGATTGAGAAAAAATATTTGGGTCTGCAACAGGTAAAATATCTACCTTGTCATCAAAATCTGTTTGTTTAATTTGTCTTTGTCCACCAACTACGTCGTATGGATATTCAGGTGGTAAGTATTGTTTAAAAACTCCTGCTAATAATTTAAATTCGCTCTTCATCGCCACATACAATCTCTTATGTATGGCTGACATGACTCTCGAACCACGTTCTAAAAGAGCTATAGTCGTACCAACAGCTGCTTGTTGGTTGCCGTCACCGACCTGCATGTCAGCTATGGCGGCAAATCGTTGCCCTGCCTGTACCACTATACCCATCAACTGCAATAAAGTCTGTGATGGTTCTTTAAATGGTAAAGGCATAAATGCATCTTTGATACTTCCTCCAGGTGCATCTACATCTCTGAATTCTCCAGGCTGTATAGCTTGTGCCTCATCTCTAACACGGATTCCTCTTTGCTTAAATCCGGCCGGTAAATTACTTAAAGTTCCTGCGTCAAGTAGTTGACGTAATGCAGTAGTTGCCGTTCTCGACAATCCACCTATCATATGAATTAATCCGAAACCATAAAACCCTAATCCAGGTAAAAATTTAAAATGAACAAAATAATCAATTTTATTTTTTTGTGGATCATCTATTTTGTAGTTTCTTCTAATTGCTAGAATCTGTCTGTTATTCATTTCAATAGTAATAATGTATGGAAGTTTAATTCCAGTACCTTCACCAGTTGAATCTTTATCTTCAAAACCTTCTAAATCTAAATCAGTATGTATTTCTAAAATAGAAAATACATCTTCGTCTCTAGTTTTTTTAATTCCTTCAAGTTCTCTTTCTTTTTTCTCTACTTCTGTTTCTTGATTGTAACCAGGTGTTAATTCTACATCCATGTAGAAACCTGCTACTTGTTTTTTTCTTAAATCGTTCTCTGACATTTTAATTACATGCACAACTGCTTCTGCATCTTCTAAAGATGTAGCAGTATAAGGCACAACTAAATCGTCAGCTGGAACAAATTTTGAAACAGCTCTGCCTAAAAGTTCGTCATAGTAGACCTTCTTAAAAGCAGAGCCACTAAGAGGGAGATAAAAAAGCATTGTGTCGAACTCGGGTTCGTACTCTTTCATCACATCCATGAGCTGATAGTTCATGAATTCTTTAACTCTTTGCGACTGATCTTCTCTTGCTCTATCCGCAAGTCCAATTATTTGTGTATGTACTGGACCAGTTGCTGGAAGTAATTCTTTGTAAGCTTGCGCTTGAAACTGTGTAACTGATTCTGCTAATACTGGGTGAGTTGCACCACTAGCTCCTTGAAACGGTTGAGTTGGATTTTCATATTTAAATCCTAAAAGATCTAAACCTTTTGTGTAAGTATCTTCCCACGCTTTTCTAGAAGATTTATATTGTTCGTAATTTCCTACTAATTCAGAACCTAATTTTCCTAAAACATCATCAGGTAATAATTCTGCTAAATTGTCAAAATGGCCTTCTCCACCAGGCTGGTTAACCGCTTCTGGATCAAAATTAATTGTTGCACCACCATCGTCTTCTTGAGTTACTTCAACATCATCAGGACCAACTTGCTCTTTAATAGTTTCTTCTTGAGCAACTGCGACTTCTTCTTCGCCAGGTACTTTAATTTCAGTATTTACGTTTGGTAATGGTTTGTCTATGTCTGCCATTTATATTCTCCGAGTTCTCTATTGTTTTAACTTGTTTTGTAGGAACATTCAACCCCTGTGAGTCAGGCCCCTTTAAAGGTGGTATCTCCTTCCATTTTACGTGTTGCATATTTGCAACAAGAGTTTTATTCTTCACGGAACCAACCTCTTTTCTTTTTATAGTCATCGTACGTTTCATAACCACTAATACCTAGTGATAACGCAAGACCTGGTAAACCAAATCGTCTAGATGCAATTTTTAACGCCCCTGGACTAATTCCAAGTCTCATTGCTTTAGCTATATTAGGACCTAATCCTTTTGTTGCAAATCTACTTAAGTCATCTGCAAAAGCTAGTCCTGCATAATTCCATGGATTAGTTGCAATCTCTCCTAATGAATCTCCAGCTTGAACTTGACCTGCAATATGCAATGGTTCAAATGCAGCTAAACCTAATGGAGTTCCAGTTGCTGCTAAACCTCTTCCTAAAGTTTTTAAAGCAGTTTTTGTAATTCCAGATTTTTTTGCACCTAGTGCTCCACTTCTTGCTGCTTCAATTGTTGAAGGCGCAACTGCTGCTGTTCCTGCTGCCGCTGCTGTTCCTAATACTGGAAGTTGCCAGTCTAAAATTTCTGGAGTTGGATCTGGTTTATCAACCATTGGATCTGTTACCATCTCAATTAACATATTCTTCTGTTGATTCTCATCAGATAAATAAGTTGTTGGATCGTCGTTCATGAATGTTTTAACAAGACCGGCACCTGCTGCACCAACTGCTGCCATTGCACCAAACTTACCGCCCTTTTTGGCAAAGTTTAAAAAACTACTTGCAGCGTTTTTAACTTTTGAAAGTGGACCAGTGTCATCAAGTTGTGCCAGTTTTTGAGCAGAGCCAATAGGGTCTTTTTCTAAAGCCGCAGCACAAGTAGTAGATATACCACCTGTTTGATAATCTAAAATTGTTCTGCAAGATTGCGGAGATTTTTTTACAGTGTTGACTAATTTTTTAAATAAACCATATTCTTTTCCACCCAAAACAAAATCAGATGCAGCACTACCTTTTGGCATTCCTTTTAATGTCTCATCACCAAAACTTCTAAAATATTTATTGCTCTGCTGTAAAGATTTATCTATATCCAATAAAAGATCTGCTCCTTTTGCTTCACTTACTAATCTACTTTTATCTGTTATTTTAACCTTATCTTTAAAATCAAAACCTACATTTTTTAAAAAGCCGCCAGACCTTCTATTAAACTCGTCTGTAAGGTTTTCAATTTTTAATCTTACATCAGGTTTTTGAGATTTTGTTGCAAGATTGTATTCAGATACTAAATCCATTAATGGTTGATCATAAGCATAATATTTGGCCTGGTTAAATCTTCCTGGAACGTAACTTCCTCTTGCAATATAATCTTTTGGTAATTTAACATCTCCAGTTTCCCCTAACGATCTTGCAACCCTATGTTCAAATTGTAAATTGCCACCTGGGGAAACTTTATATTTAAATAAATTTGGATATTTTTCACCAAGTTTTGACAACAAACCTTTTCTATTATCTAAAAAAGAATTTAATTCTTTTCTATAAAAACTTTTATCTGCAGAAGATATTTTTGGGTTTTTTATTTGTTCATTTAAATATTCGGTAATATTAAAAATTTTTCCAACATCTTTTAACTTTCTACCAAAATCAAAATCTAATTGCTTAAAAAATCTAGCAGGTATTGAATTAGCGTCTCGTTTCATAGATCTTGTAATAGAAAAATCTTTTACAAATTTTCTCATTGTATCATTTTCTTTCTTTGTAAATTTAGAGTCAGGGTTAGTATAATGAGCTGTTAATAACTCGGCTGTTTTTGCATAGTTAGGATTGTTGGCAAAAAACTTAGTTCCGATAAGCTGTTTTAATGCGGTCCTGTTTTCAGAAGCTTTCTTTTTTCCATAAGCACCGCCATAAATTTGGTATTCTCTTGGTATGGTAAAATTTTTAGTTTTATTATCAAAAAACACATTTTTAGGGTCTGCACCTTTTCCAACTACAGTATATTTAGGGATGTTAAATTTTTTAAATAATTGATTTTCTACTTGTTTAATTGTTTTGTATTTCGGGTTTTTTGTTACAGTATCTATTTCTTCTATTAATTCGTCAGCAAAACCCATTTTAGCATCAGTATAAGCTCCTCGAGCTTCATTCATGTAAAAACCTTTTGAAGTCGGATACTTAGCTATTTCTGCTTTATATTTATTTTTTAATTTATTATAATATTTAATTGCCCCGGATCTTCCTTCAGTAGTGTTGGGAAAAGATTTACTATCTAAAAGTGAACTTCTTTCTCCTTTTCCCCCTGTTGAAGGTCTAAATCCAATTCTAATATAATTTTCTTGGTCTAAAAGATAAAGTCCAGGTGTGCTACCTTTTAATTTTAATAATTCGCTTAAAGTAGCCATTAGACCTCCAGGATCTTAGCTAGTCCGCCATGTGCATTCTTAGTTCTGTTATTAAGAACTTGTAATCTCGTTATTTCTAAAACTCGATCCTCCGGCTCCATTTTCATAATTCTAAGGGCGTCTTCTCTTGATAGGAAAGGATGTTTTGCCATAAATGCTTCAACTTTAGCAATATTGCCTGGACCTTCTGTTTGTCTAAAGAAGTCTACTGTGTCATCACTATGGACCACTAATCTTTGATCACTTGGTAAATCTATTCCCAAAGTTTTCCAAACCTGTTCATTTTCAGCAAGTTTAGGGTTAGCTTTTATTTCTTTTACGAAACCAGGAAAAGTTTCATTAACGTATACGGAAAGGTCATCTGTTTTATCTTTAGATTCTTTAATAGTATTTAGTAATCTTTGAATTAAAACTTCTGCTTTACTAAATCTACCTATACCACCGGCCATAAACCCAACTCTTCCCCCAGTTGCAAAATCTGGAAGGTCATCTGGATTGAATCTTGGATCGTCTGTATTAAATCCAGTTCTGTCTTTTGTGAAACGAACGTTATCAACAAATGTTTCTATAACTTCTCTATCAGAGTTTAATGGAATTCTTTTTGCAATAGTATCACCAAAATATTTTTTAACTAATACTAATGGATCACCTAAAACACCGCCACCGCCTTCTGTAATGTATTTATAATCTGTTGGAGTGATAACACTTTCTAAAGTTCCACCCGAACCTGGTGGAAGTAAATCTGTTTCTTTTTTTAACATAGTAAATAAAAATTCTCTAGCCGCTGCTCTTTTCTTTGGTACATCAACCGAAGATACGGCCCCTGAATTTTTATAAATCTCATCTACGTAACCTGTAAGAAATTCTGAACCTGCTTTATTCTTTGTCATAGTTTCAAGAGCGTCTATTTCATTACTAAACTGTTGAACTGGTGCTGCAATATCATCTGCTCCGCCACGTGAACCTGGAGGTGGTAAATCATCTAACATTCTTCCCATTGGTAAAATTGTTTCTTCTGGTGCAACGCCTTCAGCTTTTGCTAACATTGCACTTATAGTTTCATCTGAGGCTTTAGGAAAATTACCTCTTAATTCTATTTCTGCATCAGACATTGAGTCTACTAACTTTTTACCCTTTTCTTCTAATCTTAGACTTGCAGCTATTTCAGAGTTTGGATCTATGTCATCAAAACCACCTTTTCTTAAAGCACCTAGACCTTCTTGTGTTAAGTCCCTGTTCCTTGTTGCCATGTCAGTGATGTTTGGAATTTGTCTAGGGTTAAAGACTTCGTCAACCTTTAACATGTTCTCGTATAATTTTCCTGCTTGAACGTCGTTTAACTTATTAGCCGTTAAATAACCGATAGAACTTTTTAATTCTTCTAAAACTTTATTTTTACCTAGAGTACCGATTGCATTTATATTGATTGTACTGTCTATGAATCCTTCTGGACTCTTCCCGGTTCCTAAGAAACTAATATTGGTTCGGGTACCAAGGACCTCTCCGACA